CAATCTTTTGTTCTTATAAAACAAAATTTTAAAAAATCTGGATTAATTTCAATAGTTGTAACTTTTTCAAAATTTTTCGATAACCACTTTGTTGTACCACCAACACAACTACCACACTCGATAACTTTTTTAATGGCAAATTTTTCTTTTAATTTTAAAAATTCTTCTGCAACAAAAGAATCGTTGTTAAATGGTTTACTTTGATATGGCATCAAAATTGGCTCTCCTTCTAATAAATCGCTGTACATAATTATTTTTTTTAGGGTTAAACTGTTTGCCACTCACCTTCTTTAAAATGAGCGTGATATTGTGTTTGAGTATATGTAATACCATAATCAAATTGAGGAACCATGTCTTGCCTAACAAAAATCATGTTAGTACAAGCAACCTGATGAACTAAGGTATATCCAAAATTGTTTAGTAAATTTTTAAATGCTAAAAAACTAGCTCCATAATAGTCATTATTTGCCCATACATGATTTGGATTATTTTTGATGGCAATACTTTCACTTGGGGACAAACATCCATTAAATTCATTTATAATTACAGAAGGCGTATATCCAGCCCACAATAAAGCTTTTAATACCCAATAATCGTTACCATCAATGTCTATTGATAAAAAGTCAAAATCTTCTTTAACGTTGTATTTTTTAAATAATTCTACAATATTTTCAGCTGTAATTATTTCTTTTTTTATTGTATCATCACCGTTTGGGTTTCCGTCCATTCTTAAACCACTCCAGCCATTTTCTAATAGGTGCTTACTGTTGCTCATTTCACACCCTAATCCACCAGCCCCAAAATCAACTAACTCCTTGTGTCTTATGCCTATGTTTGAAAAAATATAATCAATAATAGCTTCTTCTTTAAATTGTGCGTATTTTTTATAAAGTGGCACATCTTTAATTTTTTTAACCCATTCTAATTCCATAAATGATTTTTTAAATATTATTTGTCAAATTTAGTAAGTTTTCTGCAAAATGCAACCATGTAAAATTATTTTTTACTTTATCATGCCCAGAGTTAGCGATAATAATTCTTTCGTGATCGTTATTAAGATAATAGTCCAATTTATCTTTTAAATCTGATAAATCATTCCAAACCACTAAATCTTTCCCAATAACAAAATCTTTTTCTATGTCTTTATAATTATGCGTTAAACAAAACGTTCCACTACCCATTAATCTAAACATTCTATCCGAACTATATCTTGAATAATCAAAATGGCTTAAATTAATTCCTATTTTTGATTTTTGATAAATTTCACACTCCTTGGCATAATTGTTAACGTACCCACTTGATAAATCTCTCCAACCAGAACCAAATATTTCAAATCTGTCTCCGAGCCAATTTTTTACACTCAACCCCATTTGATACCTTTCATTTGATAATGGAAAAACATTATCATAATTACTACCTATAAATACAGCATCTCTGTCATAAATATTATTTTCTGATGCTACAAAAGAATTATCATCATATCCAACCTGTAGAAAATCTGATTTTATGCCTCTTTGTCTTGCTGTTAAAACATCATTATAATTAGTAAACAAAGTTAATGTAATTAATTTCCCAACGTCAATATAATGCTGTGGTATCGGATAACGCACATCACCTGTCCAGTTTACAACAATACTTCTTTGACTCATATAAATTAATAACTCTGGGTGTATTACATCCCCTTGTTGAATATGTAATAAAACTACATCTGGCTTTCTAATATCAAACCATCTTCTGATGTCTGAATTTAATCTAAACCAATTTTCTTTATATGAAATCCAATCAATCTCGTATGACTCAAATATTTTATTTAAACTAATACTCATGTTTAAATTATGAGTACCCATTTTTATATAAAGAAGTTTTTTCATACTATAGTTTTTTAAACTGTTCTTCTAGTTGTTTAATCCTTCCTTTTTTCCATTTATCAAAATCGTCTCGTGTTTCTTTTGATGCAGTTTCATTGATAAACAAAAATGCTTTCAAATAAGAAATATCTTCTTGTATCTCATTAGCTTTTTTTAATTTTTCTGCTGTCATAATTGTTTTGTTTTATTCTGTTGGGGTTAATAATTTGTATGGAGGCTTAATTGAATTGTGTGGATTGTAGTTTCTAATTTCGGTAAGATGATAATGGTAAGTTTTTAATGTAAGCGATGGATTAATAACATTATATCCAGAAATACTAATCAAGTGAGCTATATTATTATCACAACCTGCTATTCCTAAACTATAATCAGCGCCATCAATTTTATAAATTTTTCCTTTATAAATCCAAGTATCTTGTGAGTCTATTCTATTAAAAAATTGACTAGAAAACTTGTAATAATTAGGATCAATAACATTGTATCTGGTTAAAGCTAAAACATTGTTTGTCGCATCTAAATAATTTGGCAATAGCTTAATAGTTTCTTCTGGTATAATTATATCCAAATTAGAAATAATATTAATGTTTTCTGCTCCTTCTTCCTGTGCTAACTGCTTAAAATAATCGTTATAAGTTGGGCGTTTATCAGTTATAACATAAACAACTCTCTCTAATAATTTATGGTTTTTTTTCTGTAGAGAATTAAAGTCTTCTACAGTAATAAAAACAATTACCTTATCAATAGTTTTATTGTTTAAGTTTTCAAAAAAACAAAAATCTAATTCTTTTTGACGATCTACATTATTATCAATGTAGTAGTTTGTTATTAATTGTACCATTATTTTGAGAATTTAGATTTATACAATACATTAATAACACTATTTTTAACACGAAGCCAATATCTTGTTGACCATCTTAAATCATCAATTCCTACAAGATTTTCTAAATCTAACAAAGAAAAAATAGGTTTTCTAAAGTTAATATATTTTTGAGCGTTTTCAATTCTAGCAAAAAAAACATAATTTTTATGACAAAAAGTAGTTGATTCAATTATGTTAATTGCACAATTTTCAATTGCTAATTTATCTTTATGTACGGCAAAAACATTTTGATTTTTAAAAACAAATTCATTGTCTTCTGTTTTCAAAACTTCATCATCAAATACTGGCTTCCAATACTCTGGGTGTTTGCTATATTCACCTGTGGTATATGGTTCAAAATAGCCTATTTTTTTTGAATTTGGATATTCTTTTATAAGAACATATCCTGTTGGATTTTTTTGAGCTGGTTTATTTTCAGCTAAATCTAAAATGAAAAAAAACATATTTATTAAATTTAATGGTTATTGTTCAAAAAATATTTCAAGATCTAAATCTTTTGCTAAATTGTACTCAATATTAGCCCCCTTACTTTCATGCCAACCTTTTAACATGTAAATAGCATCACATTCTAAAAGAGCCTTTAAATCAACTCTCATAAAATTTTGCCATGACTGGTCGTGATTATGCTCAATGCTCATTGGGTTAACAGTTTCTACTATTGTATCAGGAGAAACTAAATTTGCTGAGTTCACTTTACTTTCTGCTCTTGAAAAATCAGCTAATGCTTCTTCGTATGTTTTACCAGTAATTTTACCAGATAAATATATTTTTTTTACCATTTTTTTTTAAAAATTTAAGATTATTAATATTAATGCAATTACTAATATCGTAATTACAATTGACTCTTTTAATCTACTAACACGTTGCTTTTTTGCCATTTTTATCTAATATGATAACGTAAGAAGTGTCTCCCCAATTTGGGATACTATTTCCGAAAGAATTTTTAAATTCTTGTGAGTTTCCATTTTTAACAAAAATAGATTTTCTAATTTTTGAGTCAAGCTTTTCATCTTTTGTTTTAGCAAAACATTCCCTGTCAATTGACACTTTATCTAAATTAATTTCAGACTGAATTTCACGTCTTTTTTGTTCATAGATACCTGACTGCATGTATGCACGAATATTATCTATTGTTGGCTTTTGTTGTGTTTGTTTTTGGCTCATAATTATTTTTTTGTAACGTTACCTAAAATGTCAATTGTTTTATCAAGGCGAGATTTTTCACGCTCATAATTTTCTTTAATCATCGAAAATGATTTTTTTATACCATGAAATTCCATCACTACGCTTTCTAGTGCCATACGAGTTTGAGCATGCGACTTCTGTTCATTCAATAGTTGTTTTTTTAAACTTTGAATTGTTTCTTTTGGTTGTGTTGTTTTTTTAGTTGTTGCCATTTTTATTTATTTATTAATTTATAAATTGATTTTGCGTTTTTCTTTGTTTTAATTTTAAAAGTTTTATATGATGAAACTCTACCAAATCTGTTTTTAAACTTGTTAGTTTTTTCTATAAAATTCACTCCAGCATCTTCAAGTTTTTGAATATATCTGTGAGCATTGTTTTGATTTAGAGCCACTGAAATATCCAGATAAGAATATGGCTTTTTTGGAGAATTAATAAAAAATGCCAATACTTCTGCTTTTCTAGTAGTAGGAGTTTTAATTTGAAACTTTTGGCTTTTATCCGAATAATAGGCTAATGGCATACTGAAATATTTTTAGACAAACTGATCATATTTTTGTAAAAATCCTGTTTATTACTGTATGCTAGTTTCAAACTCATAAACATATTGCAATCAGATAAAATGTTTAATATAAACTTGTTTTTTTGCATAATTATAAACTTTACACAAATATACAAGCTATCTATAAACTACCCAAATTTATTTTATATTTTAATTGTAAGTTACTGAATATCAAGTAGAATAATTTTAAAAACAAAAAAAGCCACTCTATAATAGTGGCTTTTTGTTGCCCAAACAAGGCTCGAACTTATACTCTACTGAACCAAAATCAGTCGTGTTGCCAGTTACACCATTGGGCAATGTTGCTATTTTTTAGCTATTGTTTTTTTCTTGTGCGCTAAATCAATTTTTTTTATTTCTAAATCAATATCCGCTATTTGTTTTTGTAATGCTCTATGTTCTTTATTTTCAAAATACAATATTACTGTAATAAGTACTCCGAGTGCGCTTACAATTCCAACTAAGGTACTAACTTGTTTGTGATCTATTTTCGGCATTTTCTTTTTCTTTTTTGGATTGATAATGCTGATAACCTAAAAACGCTAAAAATCCAATGAATAATAATGTTCCCACGATTAAACCTGTATTATTTCCATCTTCTGATGATGAATTATCTCCAGTTGCCATACTACCAGTGTTTACTTTTGCTATGCTCATAATTATTTTATTTTTGTTAATGTAAATGTTTGTTTTTTATCTTTAATCTCAATAAGACTGAAATTTGTTGTAACAAGTCCGTTTTCACCATCTGCCTCATAATTATCAAAAACTAAATTGTAGCAATTAGGCGCTTTTTCTTTAACATACTGCATTGATAATTCTGCTAATCCTTCCTTAAATATTGCATCAAGCTCTACGTCAAGAATTGCATTTTTGTTTGGTTCAGTATTATCAATTTTAATTTGATCTTCTACATCTTTAATATCAATGGGAGGCGCATCGTTATCATCGTTTCTTTTTTTACCATCCAATTGTTCTAAAATCTCCATACAAACCCATCTGTCGTTTGTTTTGATTTTGCTATATGTTTTTTCGGAAACTTTTTTACTTCCCTTTAAAGCCATATTTACGGCTCTTTCCATAGCTACTAAAGTATCTATTCCGTTTTTAGCATCTTCGTTTAAATCAGACACTGTTAAATTGTTTTCTGCTAATAATTTTCTGTATGCAAATTCCATAATTAATTGATTTTAAATTTATTGCAAAAATAGAGATTATTTTTAATAACCTCTATTTTTAACAATGATTGTTAGTTACTTTTTTTTACAAGCTTTAGATCCTAATTTTGCCCCTGCACTTGCTTTGGTGCTTTTTGTTTTTGAAGAAGCTAATTGACTTCCTGCTACAGAGCATTTAGTTTTTGAACCTAATCCTCTTGATGATTTTTTTGTTGTTGCCATTTTTATTTTTATTGATGTTTATAAACTTTTTAATGCTTTTTCTAATAATTTAACTAAATCTTTAGTCTCAGCAAGAATTTTTTCAATTTGAGCTTTTTTTAATTTACCAGATTCAATTAACTTTTCTATAGCTCCATGAGTTTTTTCTACTTTTTCTTTTGCTTTAGTTCCTTCTGTCTTTTTTGGCTCATTAGCACGTTCCTCTGCTCTTTTTTTAGCTTTTGCCTTACGCTCTTTTGCCTCTGCAATTAAATCATCACAATTGTATTCGCCTGTGGTTTTTTTATCAGATTTTTTTGGCTCTTTTTTTTGTTCTTTTTTATCTGATTTATCTTTTGGTTCAACAACCTCTAATAATTGCTCTTTAACTTCTGACTTTGTTGGTTTTTTGCCATTCTCCCAATTTCCAGAATTTGAAAAATCAGTCGCTAAGTCATAACAATATTCTATAAATTCTTTTTTCTTTTTGTCGCTTAGTTTAGCCCATTCTTTTTGAGCTTCTGGAACATCAGAATAAATTAAATCATATAATTCTTCTTTCCATTCTTCTGATTCTTTTTCTGTTTTTTTAGGTTCAGATTTTTTTGGCTCTTTTATTTCTGGTTTTTCTTTTTCAAGTTGGCTATCTAAATCAGCTATCATTTTTTCAAGAGCTGATTTTGCTGACGCTGGTAAAGATGGGTTTTCCGCTTTCTTTTTTAATTCAGCTATTTTTGTTTTAATTTCTGGTTGTGTCATGTGTTTTGTTTTATTTATTATCTATTAAAAAGTTTAGTGTGTCTATTGCTTCATACCATTCTGCAATTTGTTTTTTATCTCCTGCCTCAGTGTCAATAAGCATTTTTAGTGTATCTATTGCCTCTTTCCATTCCTTTTCTTCTGGTGTTTCTGGCGATTTTTCTTCAACATTTATGATAGTTCCAAGTTTTACCGGAGTAAAATAAAAATCTAACTCTGCATATTTTTTTACTTCGTCAATATTTATATATCCAAGTTCTGCCATTTCACGATCGCCATTTAAAATAGTATATCCAAAAGCCTGACTTTGCATATTTTCATCTTCATCCTCTTTATCTCCCTTATCTAATTCAATTATATAAAAATCACTATTTCCAGTAAAATAATGCAATTGAACTATTTTTTCATCACGTTCAATATTATCTGTTTCGTAAGTAACAGGCGAAGCTTGTATAATTGCAAATAAATTTGTAATTACATCTGCAAATTCTTTAATTGATTTTTTAACTATTGATAACTGGCTAGGATTTAAAAAATCTTGAATTTTTTTAAGTTTTTTTCTTAAGACTTTTTCGTCCATTTCTTCATTCTCAATATGCTCTAAAACATCTAGTTCATCTTGTAAATATGTTTTTGATATTTTATCAGCTTCTTCTGGAATTGAGCAATTATCAGCTTCAGACTCAACAAATGGATACGTTAATAGATTATTAGATTTTTCAAAAGCTTCTACTCTATCAAACAAATCTCCAATTTCACCTTGGCGTTTTTCCAATTCAGCTCTTACTTCGGCACGTATGACGTTTTGATAATCATCTGACTTGATGTATTCTAAATTATTTTTTGATTTTTCGTAATTCTCCATGTAACTACCTTTTAATTCGGAGAAATCATCGAACATAGTTAAAGCATAAGGCTTTAATAAGCTTTTTTCAAGTCTTTTTGCATCACCGTATGCTCCAAGTAAACTATTAAATGACCATTCATTAAATTCGTTTAATAAATAATAACTTCCATACTTGTTTGCCATTTTTCTAACTAAAGCATTGTAAGTTATTTCAAACGTATCATTATAACCTAGTTTTATACTTGCTTCAAATTTACGGCTAGTACATGCACGTTTAAATTCAAATAATGATTTATAATTATTATTGTTTTTAAAATCATAATATAAATCTAAAGTTTCTGTTATTTTTTCTTTTAAACCTTCTACCTTTTTTACATTTTCAGATAGCTTTTTATATTCGCTAGGAATATAATCACTATCCATTAATTTATCAATGTACATTAGGTATTCTGTATAATTTTTAATTGTTGTATCAAGAGTATCAACAACTTTTTTGTTATAATAGTTGAAGTTTTCTACAGCGCTTGTTAAATCTGAAAAAGCATTGAATTTATCTTCATTGATTAAAAAATCTTTTTTTGCTTTTTCAATTGTCATATCCAATTTCATTGCCATTAATTTACGCTCATCTTTGATAAGATTAAATTTAATTTCCATTGGATCAATGGCATCACTAACACTATATTCGTTTAACTTATTGTCTTTGTCCCAGATAGAAGCAATACGCTTACTTTTTTCATCAAGTTTTTGATTAATAAAACTATCTAAAGTATCTTGTATCATTGGAACTACAATTCTAACATATTTAAACATGTTTCCTTGACGATGAATACGTCCTTCAAGTTGCTTAAATGCTGTTGGGTTCCAATCTAAATCAAGATTGTATAATACAGTTCCACGCTTTTGTAAATTAATACCTTCTTGAATTGTAGCAGTACCAATAATTACTTTTACATATCCCTCATTAAAAGCGTCTTTAATTAATTCTTTTCTGTCTGAGTCTGCTTCTGAATTAGAACTTGTAATAATTTCAACTTCGTCTACAAAATCATCGCCAAAAGCAACTTTTTTAGCAAAATCACAATGTTTTTCTAAAGCTTTTTTAAAGTCTTTAAATAAATCCTTACCTCTATTTGAATAAATTACTTGACCACTACATTCCTGACCTAATTTTGCGTGATAATTTTTTACGCTTTTAATACATTCGATTGTATATTTTAACTTAGGGCTTTCTTCAATAAATTCATCAATATCAGCATACATGTCAATATTTGGAATTAAATAAGGAGAAAATGAATTTGATTTAGCCCAAGATAAAGCTCTACCCATAGCGCCTCTGTTAGTTGCTGGATCATAACTGTCAGCTTCCTCTCTAACCATTTCCTGTGCCATTAATTGTGTATCTGACATTTGTAAAAAAGTAGAAACGTTAGAGTTTGGAAAATTAATTTTACAAGGACGTTTTACACCTGCTAATACTGGATTATCTTGATAATCAAAATATCTGTATAACATATCTCTCAATATGTTTTTATTTTTAAAAGATTTGATAACAGTATTTAAAACAATGTTTTGTAAATGATCCACTGTATATTCTACCTGTGTTTCAATAAACATTGACATAAAATTAAACAAGTTATTAATTTTTGATGTTATCAAATAATTGTATGCCACTAAGGAAAGCATTGAATATAACTCCAATGGTGAATTTGTAAATGGAGTTGCTGTTAAAAGATTTACATTACCATTAAATCTTTTTTGAATGTATAAAGATAAAGTAAATAATTTTAGCGCTCTTGTTGATTGAGTACCTTTTGGCATCCTCCATGAGTTCCTAAAATCTTCTGGAATTGCAAATGAGCTAAATATATTTTTAAAAGCATGGGCTTCATCTGCTACTAAATAATCAAAGTTTAAAACATCAATATCTAATTCTGTTTTTGCTAAAGCTCTACCAAGCATAGCCTCTGATTTTTCTTTATCTTTCTCAGCTTGTCTTTCGGTTCTTTCAATTTCTTTTGCATTTAAAATTTGGTACATTTCAGAACCTAATTCTGCATGAAGTTTTTCAGAAAAACCTATTTTTTCTAATCCTTGGTAAGTTACTAAAGTAATTGTGTATTCTGGAACCTCTTTATTTTCTACAGCTCTATTTGTTCCTAAATTAAACCAATCATTTAGTTTATATTTAGAACCAGTTAATGCACCATTTACAAAATATGAATTTTTAAATTCTTTTGTATTTTTTTCGCTACCATTAGTCCAAAAACCAAACATTTCATAAATCCAGTTTTTATAAACCTGTTTAGGAACTGCTATCAATGGTCTTTTTACGCTTCCTTGTTTTAAAAGCATTGCTAAATTATGAATAGCTGTTAATGTTTTACCAAAACCAACATCGTAAGCCAAGCAACCACTTGAATTAACGCTTAAAAAAGCTAAACCATCTCTTTGTACTGGTTTAAGCCTAAAGTTGTTTAAATTGAATACTTTGTTGTTTGCTTCAAAACCTACAGGAACCTTGCTTAAATCAATTGAAATAAAATTATTAAACTGTCTATTAAAAGATAAGTTTAAGGCAATTAAATCATGTTTAGTTAAAGCTGTAGCCAAAAATTCAGAGTAAAATTTATCTCCTTCGATTTTTGCTAATATACGTTTTTCGTCTTTTTCTTTTTCTTGCTCTGTTTTAGTTTTATCCTTTGATTCTTCAGATAAAAAAACATTTCCGTTTTTAAAATATAAATTTTTAATATCAGACACAGATGTTTTTTCTAACATCATGTCGTTTACAGAATATCCAAACCAAATTTCATAAGCTTCAAATAAAGTAAAAGAAGTTTCACCTTCTATATACTCTATCTTACTGCCTCTACGCTTTGTACTATTAATGTCGTCAAAATGCTTTTTAAAAGAAACTCCAGAGTCAATATTTAATTCTCTAATAATAAATGAATGGGATAAATCGTTTTCTTTTGCTAAATATGGTCTTTCAGAAACTACAGGATTAGAAAAATCAAAATTGCTTTTGTTTTTTAAAGCATTTTCAATTATTGACTCATGCCATTTCATTGACTCTACTCCAAATAAACGCTCAACTTCATCTTTAAAACCACCTTCAAATTTATCCGTTTCTCGATTATATTTTCCTATAAATCTTTCTTTCAACTCATATATGTCGCCATAAGTAAACATAAATACTGGTACATAATCATTTCCATCATAACAAAGTCCTTTTTCTTTAACTAACTTTATTAACTCTGATTCATCAACTGTAGAATATGAAGATGTTTCTACAAAGTTATCTTCTTCCGCATAGTACAATTCATTTTTATCTGTTTTAATAACCCAATACAATTTACCATCATATTCGTTTTTAAATTTTGTTTTGATACCTAATACCGCATTTGATGGTACAAGCTTAACGTTTTTGAATTGTTGATCTTTTAAGTAAAAGGATTTGTTTGATGTACATATTTTACCTGTTAATCCTTTTGATGGTAAAAACCATTTTTCCCAACCAAACATTGGAGAGCCAAATTTTTGTTTAAAATAAACAAATCCTTTTATTTCAGCATCTGTTATTTGAGAACTATAAATTTTTAAACTTTCTTCAATACTTAATATTTCGGCAACAGTTTCTGGCGCTTTATCTTCAAATTGTTTAATCTTTTTTAAAATTGACAACTCTTTAATAGATGATGTTGGTTTTCTTTCTTCTGATGATGGTGTTTTTTCTTCCATTTTCACGTTTACAGTTTTTTCTGAATTTGATTTTTTATTTACATCATTATTTACTGACACATTGAATGGAATAATTTCATCAATATTATCAATTTTACCAATAGTTTTTACTGGATTAATATATCCACTACCTTCTTTTTCTTCGCCTAATATTTTACCAGATTGTATATAGAACCAACTGCTAAATAACGATTTGTCGTAATCAGTGTCTTGTTGATCCTTTGTTGCTATTAATTCACGATTATAAATTTCTAAAAACTCAGATTTTAAACTATCAGGTATAAAACCATTGGATAATTTATTTTTTACATCTTCACCTTTATATTTTTTTAGCAATTCATAGATCGCATTATTTCTAGCAATTGATTTATTCATTATTTATACCACTTAAATTTAATTCTACATCAGCTAAAGCGTTATCTAATTCCCATTTTGGGAACGCTTCTAGCTTAGTATATACCATGTTTATTACAAGCTCTTTACCCTCAACAAAATTTAATTTTTTGCAGATATGAGGATATGTTTTACCATCACATTTATCTAATACATCTGATAGTTTTTGTTTAATTTCTGCGTTCATTGTTATTTTATTTTTTAATTAATACTATAATATCTGTCCCTATTTGCGTGTCTTTAAATACATTTACAGGCAATCTATAAGCATCAACTAAATTAGATATTGCAAATATACTTTTTTTAATTGAATTATATGATATGCCATTCCTCAAAAAAGAACTTGGAACCAAATATACTCCAATACCGCCTGATTTTAACAAATGTAATGTTTGAAGTATAAAAAAGTGTTCAAATTGCCCTTTAAAATTAAAATAGCTTTTGTACAAGCCACTAAATTCGCCATAAGGTGGGTTTGCAAGAACTAAATCAAATGGAGCGCCTTTTAGCCATGTCTTTGTGCCTGTTTTATTTAAAAGTGTATTAAATCTTGGTTCTTTTAAAAACGCTCTTTCAAAATTAAAATTATAAAGTTCAGCTTGGGGAAAATTTGCTTTTAAATCTAAAAAATTAGACTGGTTTATTTCAAATGCTGTAATTTTGGAATTTTTAAGGTGCTTTAATAGTCTGCCGTTTCCTGCTGATGGCTCCAAAACATTACCTCCAGAGAAACCATAATGTTGTGCAAGTGCTACCATTTTATCTGATATTACCTGTGGAGTAAAAAATTCATATAATTTACCCTTTCCTGTTTGGGTTCCTTCTTTTTCAAATCCAGAAGATGCTTCTTTTTCCATTTCGTTCATGCGATTGTTTTCTTTTTTCGTTTTTCATTTTGTGCATCTTTTTAGATACACATTTTTGATTTGGTGTAAGTTTTTTCATACAAGCAAAGGTACAATTTTTTTTTAAATAAAAAGCCCACAGTTATTGTAGGCTTTTTATTATTTATCTAGGTTATTGTTATTTTTTATAAAACAGCTGTTCTACTGGTGTTTCAAGTACTTTTGCTACACTCATTGCTATCGGCAAACTAATACATTTACGCTGGTTAATAATTCTACTCATAAATCCTGCATCTATGTTTAGCAAATCTGCTAATTCTTGTTGACTCATTCCTTTTTTTTCCATAACACTTTTAATGTTATTACCCATTATTGACTCTTTTGGTTTTCTGGGTGTAATGTTTTTTTCTGGCATATTTTTCTTTCCTCTTACATAAAACCTAGGCAACACTTAATTGTTTTGGGTACAATTCGTTTGCAATAAATAAATCTCCTTCTGGACGCTTTTGAATGATTGATATAACTTCTGCTGTATCAATTATGTGTTGTTTGACATATTTAATACACTCGACTACGCTCATGTATTCTGGCTTTTTGAGTGTAACTTCTATATCACAGTCAAAAGCTCTTGTTTTTATTTGTGTGGTTGCTTTTGCCATATTTTAATTTTAATTACACAAAAATACAACTAGACTTTTAAATACACAAATATACAATTAAGCTAGTTATCAACTTTTTTTTGTAAAATACTACATCCGCTATCCGCAACTGATATTATTGAAAAATCCTGCATTTGTGTAAATTTTGATTTAATCATATCCTCTATATCATTATTACCTATTCCTTTAAACACAACGAACTGATGCTTATCAATAATTACAGCTTTGACATTGTTTAAGTCAAAATAATAATAATCCTTGAGTGTATTTCCATCTGTAATTGACTCTATTTTTAACCTTACCTGATCGTGCATTATTTTATAATCCTCCCTTAATTCTTTATCAACTTCAATTAAAGATGAAGCGTGATTGAAAGCATATACAATATTTGAATGATCTTGATTAAAAACGCTTCCTATCGCTTCAAATGTCATTTTAGGAATATATTTTTTAATAAAAAGTACACACATTTTTCTGGCAATTACAATATGGCTCTTTCTAGTTCTTCTTATCAATTCAGATTGTTCAAGTTCATAGTATTTGCATACTATGTTTTTAATCATATCAAGCTTTATGAGGTTGATATTTGATTTTGTTACGTCAAGTATTTTGTTATCATTCATAATTGTTTGTTTTAATTTTCTATAAAACCTGTTAACTCATTTTAGAATATTTATTTTTAAATTGTTGATTTTATTAGTGTTTTATGTGGTTTCTTACATATAATAGTTAGGCACAAGTTTAAAAAGCGACATCACAACTTTTTTGAGTTTTTATTAATAAAGTCCTTTTTACTTATAATCATATATGGATATTTCCCCTCAATAAAACTTAACCCCATTTTAACCCAAACACTTTGTTCCAATGGATATAAAATAAATCCGTTAGAGTTTGTATGTGCTAAAATATCGTATATTATTTTCTGCCCAAAACCTTGTTTTTGATGGTTTTTATCCAAATAAATCCTATCTATTTCGATATATTTATTTGTAATAGGATGAAACTCTACCATACCAATTCTAATTCCGTTATTAATAACATCATAAAATGTCTTTCCTTTGTCTGATATTTTTTTTGAATAAGACAAACTATATTTAGAACTTATTTCATAAGGAAACGAATACTCCAATAGTATTTTCCCATTCTGAATAGATTTTTTAACATCTCCACCACGTTCTTTAATTTTAGCAATGTGGATATTTGCTACTTCTTTACTTTCGTGTAATTTTTTGTATATTTTCATTTTTATATTTAGTTTAAAATTTATTTTCAAAGACACTACAAAAACCTGTGCCTAACACGTTCTATAAGCAAGTTTGCCAATAACATTTGTGCTAAATTTGAACATTTCTGCAAGGCAAACCTGCTCATAGCACCATACGTTAAAAATCCTGCATTTTAACATGATTTATAATTCCTATTAAATCCTGTACTCGTTCTACTTGTTTTACTATAGAATGTGGTTTTGTTGCTAAAATCCAAAAACCATCTTTATTGCTAAGTATTTCAACTTCTTCATTAGTAAATAAAATTTCTGGATCGGTGCCAGAAGATTTAAAACCTAAAAAAACACGACCATTTTCTGTAAACATAGTTCTGTCAAGTTTTTTATTTAGCATTTTTGCATAAGAAACAAACATTCGATGCTTTACAGCGTCTACTTGTAAAAGTTTATCTGCTGATGTTTGAATATCACCTGTAAAATAAGGAAGCGGAACTCCATATTCATTGCAAAATTCTTTTGTAGTAAGCCAATCAATATCTAATATTAATTGAACCATTGGAACCAATTTAATAACTCTCATTTTTATTTATTTACACAATTATACAAACATAGGTCTAAACCATGCCATTGGTTTATTATCATCAATCCATTTTAAAGCTACTGGCTTAATTTCACCAAACCAAATATCATATAAAACAGATGGATATTTACTTGATAATGAGTTCCAAGTTATTATATATGGTTCAACTGGTAAAAAATTATTACACTCAGAATCGTATGTAGTTCCGTTAATTTCAGATGCTGTTTTATCCAATATAGGCTTCGCTATATTAAAAACTTCTTTTGCCTGACTTTCAAACATTCCGTAAGAAACAAGCATATTAATTAATTTTTGTTCAACTGTCATTTGATTAATTTTAAAGGTTAGTAATTTATTACACAAATATACAACCTACTTAAGTTGTTAACAAATTTATTTTTAATAATTATTGTAATTTGTTGGTTTTCAAGTTAATTAAAATATTTCACCATCTGTTTTTCTTAGAAAATCTACATTGTTTTGAATACCAGAAGTATTAATATCATTTGTTGGCTCTTTATATTCTGGCTTATGAGTTCTAATATCAAACTCTTTGGAAGTTGTTTTTTGGTATTGTGGTGGTGCTGGTTGTTTATTTGTTCCAAAATTTGAAAGTGAATAGTCTCCAACTAAACTATTACTGCCAATAAAAGTAAATGGAATTTCACCAATTTCACCTCCCCTATGTTTAGCCCAAATTAATATACCTAATCCCTCTGTAGGAACAGAAATTCCTTCTAAATCATAAGCAGTATATCCATCATAAACCTCTGGGCGAATTATGAATATTACAGAATCAGAATCTTGTTCCAGCGATCCAGACTCTCTTAAATCGCTTAACATTGGTTTTTTATCAGCCCTTTTTTCAACCTCTCTACTTAATTGACTAAGTGCAATTATTGGTATTTCAAGTTCTTTTGCTAATCCTTTTAGCCCTCTGGAAATAGTTGAAACTTCTTGCTCCCTAACGTATTGATTGTCTCCAGAAGTCATTAATTGCAAGTAATCAACAATTATTAAACCAACTCCTTTATCGTGTACTAATCTTCGAGCCTTGGCTCTTAATTCTAATAAACTAAGACTAGGCGTATCATCTAAATATAATGGCGCTGTGTATAATTCAGAGCATTTTTTATCCATTTCTTTAGTTTCATCTTCAGTAAGTTGTTTTTTAAGTATTCGGCTTACATTCAGCCCAGATAATATACTTTGGGCTTTTGCTGTAATTTGTGCATTAGACTGTTCTAAACTAAATATTGCAGTTGGTATTTTTTCTTTAATGGACGAATGAAGCGCCCAATTCAACATAATAGTTGTTTTACCCATCGCTGGTCTTGCAGCCAATATTATTAAATCAGGCTTTTGCCATCCGCTTGTAAATCTATCTACTTGATTTAATCCACAATAAACTCCGCTTTTTTTACCATGTTTTTGAACGTCATATTGTTCCGCTAAATTACTTAAATGTATGTCCTTTATAGAATATACTTCTTTTTTAATTAATCCGTTTAAATGGTCTTCTAGTCGTCTTTGATGCCTATCATAAACATCAAACACATCGTTACCATAAGAATAAATTTCACGAGAAACTTGGTTACATTCTTCAAGCAATATCCTTTCCAAAGAATATTGTTGTAATATCCTGTAATGGACTTTTAAATTAGAGGCAGACGCAACCTTATTTGTTAAAGAAGACACATAAAAAGAACCACCAACCAATTCGAGTGAGCCAACTGTTTTTAAATCCTGACTAATTGTTAAAATATCTATTGGAGTATTAGTCTTATACAAACGTACAATTGATTGAGCTATTAACATATTAGGCTCATAGAAAAATACATCTGGATTAAAATCCTGTATTATTTCTCCAATTGCATATTGCTCTAAAATAATAGCGCCCAACACACCATCCTCAAGCTCTTTAGAGCTTAATAACTTTCCAGTATCAATACCTGATTTTTTAAAATCTGATGGTGGTTCCCAGAGTTTCTTTTTTTTTGAAGTTTCTTTCATTGTTAAGACAAATAAGTAAACGCCCAATGGTATTTCTCCATTCTATCATGGTCTTTTTTTGATAAACCTTTTAATCTAGTTATTTTAGAATTGTCCTCTAAATCAGCGAGTTTGACTTCAACACAATCTTTAGATACAGAAAGCGCTTTAATATATTCCTGATATGGAGTTTCTTTATTGTGTGTCAGTAAATATAGGTTTCCAACTACTCGTTCAGAAAAACCTTGTGCTGTTAAAAATTCAAATGTGTAGCCATCTTTTTTACAATCTTCTACTAAATCATGTAAAACGGAAGTAATCATTAAATCTTCGTCTTTTTGATTAACTCCATTCATTACTCTTAGGCAATGAAGAATATAAGGTTGACCTCCTTTGTCTAGTTTTTTTTCAAACGCTTTTGCAACGATTGAAATTGCTAATGCTAATTGTTTCATGTTATCTTATTTTTGTTTTAATTAATAATATATTGGATGTTACCAGAACTGGCGCTGGAAATATTTTTTTAACAAGTGAGCGTATTAGTTTTTCGTTTAAATTACAAATTGTAACACCAAACTTTTTTTGGTCTCTGGAATAATTACAGATTTGATTTATTGTTTTGCTAAAGTCTCCATTTCCTTTTTCCGAATTAAATATAGTGTCAATTACTATACAATCTTCTGTTATGTATAAATTTCCATAACAAGTTCCATGTTCAAACTTATATCCTGCATCTGTTTTTTCAAGACTTAATAGTCCAAAATATTTAATATCCCTAGAATCCTTTTTTTTAAATATGACAGGATCTGAAAGAACCGCATCAACAAATCTTGATTTTTGCTCTTTTAAATCATTATATTCAGTTTCTGAAATTTCCCTTTCTGGACTTTCCTCATATTTAACAAAAAACTTATTGCTAGTTTCTGAACGATAAATAGCAAATTTTGGTATTTCTTTTTTTTCTTCCATGTTATACAAATATACAATTATTGATTATACTCTATCAATTCTATTCCTTCAACATTTGGCAGGTAAATATATACAGCCATGAAGCTATTTATATTGTGATTAAAAATTAACTTAGGGTTAAATCCATTCGCTTTAATCTCCCAATAAGAACTTATTGCCCTTCTTAAACTTTTACTTGTCTTTGTCATAAATTATTTTTTTAATTGAACAAATATACAATTATACATATCACTTACACAAATATACAATTAATAAAAACACCTTAATAAAATTAATTCAATTTTAATGTAACTATTTGATTTACAGATTAATTATTTTTTTATTAGCAATTATAATCCTAATATTTTTTTTGATTTAACCCCAATATGCTTAACCTTATGCACATTTTTACCACACCAATTTATACAGTGTTGAAATAATTCAGATGGACTATTATACATTTTTTCTAAACCTTTTTGATTAGCAACAAATAGCTTTATTAATTCAATTGCCTGTTCTGGTTTAATCTTATTGTTCATTATTATCAATTCATAAACACTTTGGTTTTTATACAAAAGATCCTCAAGCTCATTTATTGATTTATAATTTACTAAAGCTAAATATTCCGTAGGGGACATTTTTTCCAGTAAAGTTTTATCTATATGATTTGACCAGTGATTAATAAATGTTATTGTTTTTTCTGAAACAATTATTAATCCAGCATCCCTAAGTTCATTAAAATACTTTTCATTATACTTTTTAAAATCTCGCTTATTAATGTCAAATCCTATTAAATTTGACATGTTAGGATCTTTATCTTTAAAATAATAAAGAAGGCATTGGATATAGCTCATTTTTGCCATTGGACTTATTTTAGTTAAAGCCTCAGTTTCAAAAATTTCGTTAATAGTATGTAATGAAATAACTTTTAGCATTATTCAGATTTAAACAATTCAAAAGAGCCGTCTTTTTTATTTATTTTTATAACTCCACGTTTTGTTAAATCGGAGTCAAATTTATTGTCTAAAAATATAAAGTCTTTACTTTTAATGGCATTAGTAGATGATGTTCCATAAAAATATCCAGTTTCAATATTATAATATTTACTATCTATTGAATAAATTACTCCACCAGAAAGATAAACATTACTAAATTCATCAAAATTTACCTTTTCAGTGCCGTTTTTATCAATTATTACCCAAGTTGATTTTAAATGTGGTTTTGCTTTTAAATCTAAAGTAATTGAATCTGGATAAAAAGCTTCGGTGTGTTTTAGCAATAAATAATAATCTTGATTTTCTTTTATACCACCAAACATTCCCTTCCTGTATAAAGTATCATTTAATTTAATGCCATCTTTACATAAATGGTAATAATCAGCACAATAAATATTCCATTTAAGCCTGTAATCTTCATTAATTTTAATCGGACAAAGTTCTAACATTGTAATTGATTTTATTATTAATATTCTATTATTTTACCAATTCTAACCAAACTATCGTATTCGCTTTTTAACATTTCTTTATCACAAACAAAAACATCTGTTGGCATTAACATATTAAGATTAACATCAAAATAGTATTGAGTTTCATAATGTCCTGATAAGCATTTATACTTTGACTCGTGACTAACTTCATTAAAAATTAGCTGTATAAAAACAACTATTATTATAATACTTAAAATAGTTAGTATTGGAAATTCTCTAAATAATTCTTTCATAAAATATCTGATTCTTTAACATTATTCTCTACCAGAACTGATGATAATTTACTAAAAATACCAGCAATAGTTCCATACTTAAATGCTATTATAGATCTATGTAAAGTTTTACCAAATCTAGTAACAATTGGATCAAATCCTATCAAACTTTCTTCTTTCGTTAATATAAACTGATTAATAGCAACTATTCCTGTATCGAAAATTTCAATATAATGCCTAGTCAAATTGCCTTCATTTGAAGTTCCTTTCATTTTATATTTTCCTAATGATTTTCCTAACATAATTTTAATTTTTAATAATCGTTAAGTTTAGCTTCTTCCATTGCCCTAAACAAATTAGCAACCGCTATTTTTACATTTGTAGGGGCATTTCCTCCACTTGTTGAAATTCTGGTATATTTTGTTTTAAATAAATCTCCTTCTTTATATTTTAATTGAATATAATAGTCTCCGTTTCCTCCAAGAATAGTATTAAGATAAGTTTCGCTTAAATCACAATCATCTGTTAATAATCCCATTTCAATTCCCTTTATTATTACCTATTAAAATTATTGATCCCCAGTGAAACGCAATTTTCAAATGGGTATATGGATATGTTTTATTTGGCAATCCAACGCTTGTTTCAAAATCTTTTGCTAATTCTAGCATTACCATAAAATCAACATTTTCAATTATATCAGTACAATAAGCCTGTGTTTTAAAGTACTTTGTTTTATTATAGTGATTAATGGTTTTTATTTTTTCTAAGATAATGTTTGCGCTATCCAAAGCGTGTGTTTTATAAAACAACATTAGTTTTCTTAATTTCTTTTCCATTATATTAATTTGCCCTGTTTAAATAATAAATAATCTAGTTCAATTTCATCCATTAAATCCTGTGATGGCATTAATGCCTTAATATGACCTTTACATCCTTTTTCAAAACAAAAACGATAACAGTCTCCCATTGGCAATACTCTTTTACCTTCATTCCTAGCTTTTAAAAATTCAAATCTGGCTTCAGCATCAGACATTGGAGTTCCATCATCATTAGAGCAAAAGTTAATTTTTTTCTTTTTGTATTGAGTTAAAACGCCTTCAACATTAATACTCATGTGCCTTTGTGAGCTTACTATATAGTTTCTTTTCATAGATTATGTTCGATTAAACTTTCTATTACACTTACAAGTAATTTATTGTTTTCTTTATGGTTTTTAACTACCCAATCACAAAACTCTTTTTGTTCATCTAAAAGAAGATCAAAGTATTGTTCTTTAAAAAACTGAGTATCTGTAGTAGCAAAATGACTCAATGAATTAAAAAATCTGCTTTTTTCTTCATTAGTTTTATTATGCAAACAGCCTTTTGGTTTAAATATTTTTAATAAAAATCCTATCATTTTAATTTAATTGCTTTACCAAGTTCAGTTAAACGATATTTTATTACAGGAAAGCCGTATTCAACCTTTTCAATTAACTTATTCTTAATTAAAAAATCGAATGTTGGTTTTCTAATAATAAAAACCTTACCACCTTTGCCAATGCCTCCTTTTTGAAGTTTAAAGCTAGATGCTATTATTCCACTAACTCCAAGCTCATATCCTTCATTTTTAATAAGCTTGATAACATTATCTTGAATATCAGAAAGCTTTATGTTTAATTCCTCTTTTGTAAATTCCTTTTGCATCCAGTGTAAACTAGCCCATTCAGACTGATTAATCATTAATCTTTTACCGTTTACAAACTCAATTAAAGCATTGTCTCCTGTAGAAAGATTAACACTACCATCTTTGTCAAATTCAGTTTCTTTAGAATTTTGTAAATAAATAGATTTAATACAGCCATCATTTACTTTTATTTCACTTGCATCTTTTAGATTAAAGGAAAGCCAATCATTATTTCTTGACATATAATTTATTATTAGGTTAGCATTATTTTATTAGCAAATATAATAAAACTTGTATAAGCATACAATATTTAATTTAATTAAAATTGCAACTATTTGATTTACAGATTAATTATTTTTTAAAACTGTAAAAAAAAGAGTAATTTTTAATTACTCTTTTAATAAATCAAACATTTTTTTAATAAAATTAAACTGGTTTTTCTACGCTTTCTTTTAGTGATTCTTTTAATTCAGTCATTTTATTATAAATAGGCATGGCAATTTTAATAAATTCATCTGGAATATTAGCGTACTTTTTGCCCTGCCCCATAGAGGCAACCATTAAATCTTTTGCATAAGAAAATGACAAACCTATAATGTCTGCTTGTTTTGGAGAAACAAACGGTTTTTTACCAGCATCTGTTGTTGGAGCAGGTGCAACCGCATCTACTATTTTAATCTGCAATTTTTCATTAATTGTGTAGGTTATTGTTTTACCAACGGCTATTTCTGGATCGTTTTGAGTTTTAGCATATATTTTACCCATATCTCCATTTTCAAAAGATAAAGAGTGGATATACAATTGTCCTCCAGATGGGGGACTCCACACATTGTTAAATGTACATGCTGTGATTTTGGATGTTTTTGTTGCTGACATAATTAATTGATTTTTTTAAAGGTTAGACTTTTTGAGGTTAAATATTCAGATACTATTTTTTCATTTTTTTTATTAACAAAAGTAATACAATCCACATTATAAGAAACAAAGTCGTCTTTGAGTAAAAAGGCTAAATCGTCCATTGTTTTAAATGTTTTGTTCCTTATATCGTTATAAATATCTTTATGTATGGGGTTTTTTGCGATTATAATTGATTTTCCTGTGCCTTTAACATCTACATAGCCATCCAATTTCCTTGACTGACCTTGAACGCTTAAAGCCATTGAATAGAGCTTTTTTAATGATTCGTTTTGAGTTTTAATTCTTAAACCATGCTCATAGGTGCTTTTGCTAATATAATTATTATTAAATGCAATTCTCCAGAAAGCATGATTTATATCATAAGAATATTGTTTTCCTTTTGGATTATTTTTTGAATAGCAATAAGATCTATAGTTTTCAGAAAAAACTGGATTAGGGTTATTCTCAATCCATTTATCAAAATCCTTCTTTACAAGCCCAAATAAGAACAATCCTTTATTAAACTCATTAGACTTAGCGAAAGCATACAAAGTATCGCCATAATAGACGTAATTCATGTTCTCGTAGCTTTTAAAGTAATATTCTTTACCAAGCATAGAAAGTTTACGAACCATCAGTAAACCGTCTCCATATTGAAACTTTACGTTCATTATTTTTTACGTGTAGGTTTTTTAGGGAAATTTGATTTTTTTGTAAGTTTCAGTAATTCAGCCATTTGTTTTTTTAACAAATCAATTTCCGATTGCTGGATAGCTAATTGTTTCTTTAAATCTTCGTTTTCATCAATAATTGCTTTTGAAACTTTTGAGGATGTTTTCTTTTTTGACTTTACAGATTCCTCTATTTCTTTTTTCTTTTTAGCCGTTAATTTCCCTTTATTCTTTTTAAAAACATCTTTAGGTAATATTTTTCTGGTTTCTTTTTCAGCTGGTGCTACAATTCCTTTTGGAACAGAAACATAATCATCATCAATAAACAAAACCCATTCTATAAAATAATCCTCTTTATTTTTTGAGTCTTTTTTAGCGCCTGATTTAATTCTTAAAAATCCATCAAATTGCTCATTATTATCCTTTGGTGATGGCGTTTCGTTTTTACCATACAATTGCTCACGCATTTCTTCAACAATATCTCTTAATCCAGAAGACTCATATTCGTAATCAAATGTATTAAAGGAGCAAGTACCAAATACACCACCATTAACCTCAACATAAATTCCTTTTGGCATATCAGATTGGATTTTATTATCCATCATGTAAAAAGGAGTAGCAGACAAATCAGAAAGAGAAACATCAAGAATATTGTAATAAAATTCTTTTACCTCTTGTTTTAAATAAACCTCAACTTGATTTATATCAAACGTTTGTCCGTATTGTTCAAGTAAAGCGCCTCTGGTTAATTCGTTTAATTCAACGCCATTAAACTTATTTCCCAATAACTTATTTTGTTTTGAGATATAAGATCTGGCATCATTCCATGCCTTTAATCCTGCATTTATTTTACGTTTAACTATTTTTTTGCGCTTCGCCATTCTCTGGTAACAAGTTATTTGTTTTTAAGAAAATCTAAATATACAGATAATGCTTCATTGTAAGTTGTGTTTGGGGCTAAATAAATAACTTCATCCTCACCCCAGTCGTAATGAGCGTGAATAAAATAAAGATTGCTAGTTGATGAAAATTCAAGATGAGAAGTTCTTAACTCTGGTCTTTTAACAATTGAAAATATTATTAAAGAAAATACAACCGCTATAACTATTGTAATTGATATTGTGATTAATTTTTTCATATTTCTATTTAGATTTTGTTCTGTTTTTTACTACACTTTTTTTTGCTGGTTTTTTGTTTGAAAAATTTGATTTTTTTTCTTTTTCAAATTTAGCTTTAATGTAAGTTTCGCTTACCTGTTTTACAACAGCAACAATAGAATTAATCATATCCATCTGCATTAAAGTTTCCTTAGCTTCAATTTCAATTTTTCTTTTTAAAGTTTCATGCGAATTTTGATCTTCATTAATTGTTACTGTACAATTGTTAAATGTGAAGTTTTTTGAGTTTTGATTTTCCATAATTAATTTAGTTTAATAAACTCATACCGCCTACTTCAATATTAGTATTAAGAAGTGCTAACCTTTAAGAACTGAATACTGAAAGTAGGGATATGGTTTCTATAATATTTTAAATTTAATTTTTTGTTGTTTGATTAGCACTTTACAAAACTAAGTATTCTTTTTCAATCCTCCAAATAATAAATAATAAAAATAAAATAATAGAATAAAATAATAATAATAATAATCATCATTATAATAATGCCCATA